AGAATATAAAGCTTATTTTGGTGAATGGGAAACGCGAGAAGATGTAAAGAAAATTAGACACTATGATCCTGGTTTTGATAAACTAATAAGATACAAGAATCTTGATCAATTAAATATATGGTTGGCAGAAATTACAGATAGAATATTAAAAGAAGATGTATTAGATCTACCTCCTAAGCTTTATTCTAAACGATATTTTGAGATGACAGAAAAACAACAGGATCTTTATGATGAACTTAAAAAGAATTTTATAGCTGAATTAGATGGTGAAGAAGTTGAAGGTGAACTTGCTATTGTTCGTTTAACAAGATTTCAGCAGATAGTTTGTGGTTATGTTAGAACTATGGGTGATGGTGATGAAGATAATCCTATTCGCATGATAGATAGCATTAATCCTAGAATTGAATGTCTTGCTAATGTATGTGAGCAGACCATTGGTCAGTGTCTTATTTGGGCTAGATATACAAAAGATGTGGATCAAATAATGAATCTTCTTGGAGATGAAGCAATTCGTTATGATGGTTTAGTATCAGCAGATCAATGTGAAATAAATAAGAAGATATTTCAAGAAGGTGGGGCAAAGTGGTTTGTTGGAACTGCTGCCAAGGGTAAAGAAGGTTTAGATTTACATATGGCGAAGACTGTTATCTATTATAGTAATTCCTTTATGCTTTTGGATAGACTACAAAGTGAAGATAGACCACATAGAGCAGGCATGGATGAGCATCCAGTAAACTACATAGATATTTGTTGCCCAGAAAGTGTAGATACAAAGATCATAGCACATTTACGAGATAATGTGGATATTGCTAGTCAGATTACAGGTGATAAACTAAAGGAGTGGATTTAATGGCTATTGTTTTTATTGTTCAAAGACAAATGTTCTTTGATGAAGATAAAGGTGAAATGATTTATAGGTTTCCTGGTGTTAATTTAGCAGAGAAATTTGGTGAACTTAGAGTTATATATTCACCAACTACTCATCCATTTAAAACTAGAGATGTTATAGAAAAAGCACATAGAGTTTTAGGTGGTATAACAAAAGATGATTATTTTATGCCGATTGGAAATGTTTCATTAGTGGCTATAGCTTCTTCTATAATCAACCATTATCTTTGTGATAAAATAAAACTGCTTCATTGGTCTAGTAGAGATAAAGAATATGTCCAGATAGATTGTAATTTATTTTAGATGATTGTTTTTACTTGCTGATGAAAAATACTTACGGTATGGTATTTATATAGATAGCAGTATGGCTACGGGGTTCATAATGTCCGAACAAGAAGACTATGATGATATCTTTGATGATGAACCAGAAGGTGTGAAAGATAATGCTCTAGCACAAATAAAGGCAACAGCAGAGCAGCAAGAACAAGCTGAAATTGCTGTTGAAAAATCAGAAAATCAATTAAAACTTGATAAAAAAGAATTAGTTCGTATTGCTGAAAAAATATTTCCAGAACTTTTAAATGCTCTTGAAATGACAGAAGATATCACAGTGGGTGGACTACGTGTTCAACTTGCTGAAAAATTGCGTGGTAGTATTCCTGTTGCACATAGAGGAGAAGCTTTAAAGTGGTTGAATAAAGAAGGACACGGTAATATTGTAAAACGCCAAATTATTATTGAGTTTAATAAAGATGAAGAAAAATGGGCAGCTAAATTTATGCGTGATTGTAAGCAACGTAAGAAACAACTTAATATGATAGTTAAGAGAACAGTTCATCCACAAACTTTACAAGCGTGGAGTCGTGAAATGCTTGCAGATGGAGAAGATTTTCCAATGGAATTGTTTGGTATTTTCTTGCAGACGTTTACGAAAGTGTCTCGCACTAAACAAGAGGAAACACCGTTCTAAGCTGATCCAGGACAGCTACTTTAAAGCTGGATAAACGAAGAACTGAACAACGGAGAAAGATAATGGTTAAACAGCCAACGAAGAAAGCACTGATGAAAGTAGCAAAGGGTGATATAGTTCCTGCTACAGACTATGAAGATATTGGGTTTGGCCCAGAAGATGAGGTAGAACGTCACGAACTTTCTATCCCCTTCTATGCAATCCTACAATCCAACTCTCCTGAGGTTGAAGAACAAACCATCCCAGGTGCTAAAACTGGTATGATCTTCAACACTGTTACCAAAGAACTTTATCCAGATGGAATTTTTGTTCTTCCAGTAAGGAAGGACTATCAGTTTGTAGAGTGGGTGCCTAGAACTAGGGGTGGTGGTTTTGTTGGTCTACATGATCCTAAGAGTGAGATTGTGGTAGATGCCATCAAAGCAAATGGGGGATCTGTCTTTGGAAATCTCGTGGTGCCTTCTGAACAAGGTGATAATGATCTTGTTGAAACCAAGTTCATGTATGTAATGCACTATGATCCGCATCATTCATTACCGGCTGGGTTTGGCATGATCTCTTTTTCTAAAACCAAAATCAAACCCTATAATGATTGGATTACTTCTATGCAATTGATTGTTCCTAAGGTTAAGCATCGTGTAACTATCGGAGCTAAAATTGAAACTTATAGACAAACAAATCCAAAAGGCACATTTTCTAATTATCTTATCAAACCCGCAGGAACAAGTTGGAAAGACTCTCTTATGGAACGGCCTAAGATGGATGCTGTTTTGTTAGAGGCGAAGAACTTCCAAGATTTAATTGCTTCCGGCATGGTGACTGCTGATTTTGCGAGCACCAAGGCTGATGGTGATGATGGTGAGGCACCGTTCTAGGGAGAGCAGCTTTAGAACGGAGTGATGGATCGGTGTAAGAACCCCACGTTAGATCCATCGGCGAGCCAGTTTCTTCGGGCGGCTGGCTCGCCACTCTCATAAGGAAAAATCATGGACTGGTCTCATCAACAAGTTCAAGCTTTATTAAAAGTTCGTGCTTGGCTACATTCAGATAAACAACTGTTTCGTTTGTTCGGACACGCCGGGACAGGTAAAACCTCTCTTGCAAAAGAGATAGCAGACTGTGTTTCTGGTCTTGTTTTATATGGTGCATATACAGGAAAAGCAGCAAGCGTTCTCCAAGATAAAGGGTGCTTAGGTGCTACAACAATTCATTCTATGATATATACAAGTAGAGAAAAAGGTAAGGCAAAGTTACTTGAACTTGAAGAACAGCTTGATAAACTTCTTGATGAACTTAGAGAAGAATTTGTAGAATCTGGAAAAAATCCTGCAAACCATAAAGGTGTAAAGAATCTTAAAAGACTTATTAAAGAAGAAAGTGATGCTCTTTCAGAACCTTATTTTGTTCTTAATTCAGATAGTTTAGCTAAAGATGCTGAACTAATTATTATTGATGAATGCTCAATGGTGAATAGAAAAATAGGAGAAGACTTATTATCGTTCGGGGTGAAAGTGCTTGTGCTTGGTGATCCTGCTCAACTACCTCCGGTTAAGGACACTGGCTACTTTACTGAAAATGTTAAACCTGATGTGATGCTAGAAGAAATACACAGACAAGCTATAGAAAATCCCATAATTAAATTAGCAACTTTAGCAAGAACAAAACAAGAAATTCCTCTAGGTAGCTATGGATCTAGTCTTGTTTGTGAGAAACGCCCCAGTATAAATGATTTTCTTTGGGCTGACCAAATTCTTTGTGGAAGAAATAAAACTCGTCATAGTATAAATCATTTCATAAGAGAAAGAAAAGGATATGATAACCCGTTACCTATAGCTGGAGAAAAAGTTATATGTGGCCGAAATAACCATGACAAAGGGTTATTAAATGGTGTAATATATACAGTTGATCATATAGTAAATAGTATGGGTCGTAAAGTATTTATGAGGTTGTTTGATAGTAATGGTGTTATATTTGAGGTTTGTTCGCATGATCATTACTTCCTAGGAAAGGAAGGTGATCTTAAATGGTTCGAAGAAAGAGATGCTGAAAAGTTCGACTTTGGCTATGCGATAACCACCCATAAAGCGCAAGGAAGTCAATGGGATAGAATATTGATCCGAGATGAAAGTTTCATGTTTCGTAAGGATGCTCATAGGTGGCTTTACACTGCAATAACTAGAGCATCTCATAGTGTTCATATATATAGATAAAAAAGAACCTACCAAACGAGGAACAAGATGAGGAACTTAGCGATGGTTGGGCCACAAACTTTAGTTGGTGAAGAAATGCATAAATTTAAATATAGAGGAATACATGAAAATTATAGAGAATTTGCAAATAGGTTTGCCACTTCTGTTCAAGATAGCCATGAGCATTATATGGGATTTCGTGAAGCTGTATTACAGCTTAGATATCTTGCTGCTGGTAGATCACAGGCAGCTATGGGATCATTAAAAACCATTACACCAAATAATTGTTTTGTTATGCCAACTCTGCATGATAGTTTTGTTCATGGCCCAACAGAGGAAGAAATAAGAAAATTACCAGAAGGAAAATTTCCACCTATTTCTATAATGGAATCAGCAACACAAGCTGCTGCGACTATGCGTCAGGGTGGTGGTATTGGATTTGATATATCTACTCTTCGCCCACAAGGAGATACTATCTTAGGTGTCCAATCAATTACCGATGGTCCTCTTGCTTTTGCTGCAATTTGGGATGCAGTATGTCAAGCTACTTCTTCCGCAGGTAATAGGCGTGGTGCTATGATGCTTGTTATGCGATGTGATCATCCAGACATTGAATCATTTATTCATGCAAAACAAGCGGCACAAGAAATTCCATATCAATATCGCCCCTTACGTGGTTTTAATATGTCGGTTGCTGTTACTGATAAATTAATGGAATATAAAGAAAGTGGCAAACCATTTCCTTTGATCTTTGAAGGTAAGATTTATCGTGAAGTAGATCCTAATGCACTTTGGGAAATGATTATGCGTGGAACGTATGATTGGGCAGAACCTGGAGTGTTGTTTATTGATCGTATAAATGAATGGAACAATCTATACTATTGCGAAACTATTGCAGCTACAAATCCATGTGGTGAGCAACCACTTCCTCCTTATGGATCCTGTTTATTGGGTTCGCTAAATCTTGCAAAATATCTTATTAAACATGAAACAGGACCAGCAACTATTGATTTTGATCTTATTGAAAATGATATACCTTATATAATTCGTGCTACTGATAATATTATTGATCGTGCAAGATATCCGTTAGTTGAGCATAGGAAAGAAGCTCATAATAAAAGACGAATGGGAATTGGGGTTACTGCTTTATCAAATGCTCTTGAAGCTTGTGGGCATAGATATGGGGAGACTTCTTTCTTAAAGGCTCAAGAAGATGTGCAAAGATTTATTACTAGACAATGTTATCTTGCTTCAATAAAATTAGCAAAAGAAAAAGGTTCATTTCCATTATTTGATACAGATCAATATTTAGCAAGCAAGTTTATTCAAAGTTTAGATGAAGATATCCAAGAATTGATTCGGAAACACGGTATTCGTAATTCTCATTTAACTTCTATTGCACCAACAGGAACAATTAGTTTGATAGCAGATAATGTTTCATCTGGTATTGAACCTGTTTTAGCTTACAAACAAAAAAGAAATATGAGATTTGATGGAGATGTTGTTGAACGAGAGATATTTGATTATGGGTTTGCTGAATTAGGTATTCGTGGTAAACGATCTAAAGATGTAAAGGCATCTGAACACATAGCAGTTTTATGTATAGCACAGGCAAATATAGATTCTGCTTGTTCAAAGACGTGTAATGTTCCAAAAGATTTTCCTTATGAAGAGTTTAAATTGTTGTATGACATGGCTTATAAAAGCGGAGCTAAAGGTTGCACTACATATAGATCAAATGGTAATTATCAAGATATAATCACTTCAGATGATATTGAAAGCGATACTTGTGAATGGGATCCAAATACAGGTCAGAGAATTGGAACTTGTGCTGAATAAAAAACCTCCTTTCGAAGACAATTAAACCTTGCTTTAACAATCAGATTGAAATAGTGTAATTGTATGCATAACGCATGAAACGAAATATAGAAATGGGAGAAAAGTCATGAACATGGCTGTGAATAAAATTACCTTCAATGAGAAGGAATATACTGCCCACGATCTTGAGAGTATGTCTATTGAAGATCTTACCAAGCTTCGAAATCTTGTTGGTGTTAATCTTGGTGGGAGTCGTATTCAGAAGTTCCAGTCAAAACCCAAGGGTGTGACAGGTTGTTGGCAAGTTCTTATTGAATACCAAAAGCACGTGGAAGATGAGAGCTATACTCCTGTTCTTTGCGGGCCTGATGGTAAGGCGCGTGCTGCAAAAACTGATGTTGCTGGTGGAATGCCGAAGTGTGATCTGCCTGAAGTTGTCAAGCGCCCAACACGACCAATGTTCCATCGTGTGAAGAAAGTTACTGCCCCCGATAAGTCGCAACGTCCTGGTGTCTGGGATCGTTATAAGGATGGGATGCGGGTTATTGATGCCATGGAGGCTTCTGGTATTCATGCCGGGAAGATTGGTTGGTATTGTAAGCTGGGTCTTATGAAGCTGGAAGATCCGGGTGAAAGTGTTATTGATAAGGAAATTCGTGAATGGTATAAGGGGAAGGGTCGTGAATATCCTGGCGATGCTATTGAAATCGCTAAAAAGACTCGTGCTGAAGCTAAGGTAAAGCGTGATAAGGAGCGCGCTGAAAAGAAAACTGCACGTGAAAAAGCCACTGCTGAGCGTAAAGATGCTGCTAAGAAAAAGGCAGTTGAAAAAGCAGAGAAGAAGAAAGTAGCTGACGATAAGAAGGCTACCGAAGCCAAGAAGGCCAAGGACGCTCTTGCGAAAAAGGGAGGTAAGGAAAAGAAAAATAAGAAGAAGGCGAAAGCTGACTGATGCTCCCCCGAGCAAAAGCGTTCTTCACTTTCATAGTGGAGCGCGAAACAATCCGCCTCCGAAAGGAGGCGGGTGAACTTTATCCATGGACATCTAATCTAATTTTAAGGGAGTATAAGTTTACTAATGTCCGAAGAGAAAACGACAGGACAAGTAAAGAGTTTGCTGCATTTTACAAAGAGAATATTACAAGCACAACTAGATGGGATATCATTCTCAATAATTGTGGCATAGCCCGTTATTTCGGGCGGTCTGAGTTTCTTATTTCTTTGGGCTGGCAGAAAGAATTCAATGCAGATAAGATAGTTCGTCATGCCCAAAGAAGAAGGGCAGATGGAAAGAGAGTTTTTACTGGTGCTTATGTGATTACGAATCAAGGTATATCTGCACCAAAAGAAGAAGTAGTAACGGAATACTTTCTTGCTGGATTAGCAGATCATGCTAGTGCTTTGATAGTTGGCCTTAATAGACATAATGATTGGAAAAAATTTATTAACCAGATGATGACACTTAATGGTTTTGGTGGATCTGGATTTATGGCAAAGGAAGTTACCTTAGATTTGATAATGGCAACAGGTTGGCAACCTAGCGATTGGAATATATGGAGCCCCTCTGGACCCGGTGCGCGCCGGGGCGCGGCCCGTGTTACAGGCATCGATGAGCCTAAGTCACCTTCTGGTATGGTCTATTTTAGGAGTGCTGAAAGAACACTTGAAATAATGCTAGACCTTTATGAATTGCGTGATGAACTGTGGCCTACTACCTTTACACCATTAAGGCTCACGGATATCCAATTCCAATTATGTGAATTTGATAAATATGAGAGAGTGAGGTTGGGCCAAGGTAGACCAAGGAGTAGATATCATGCCCGGAGTCCTGGTCAGGGGTGAATATGAAGAACGTGAAATCTATGAACATCGTGGTGTGCAATGTCGTCGTGGCACATACGATTCTTATGTAGTGAATGAGATACAGCGTTCCTATGGAATGCTAGATGTTAAAGATAAAGTTGTCTTTGATATTGGAGCGAACATTGGGGCATTCACACTATGGGCGAGTGATCATGGAGCAAGTCTTGTAATTGCCTTTGAACCAGAACCTTATAATTTTGAAATGCTCCAGACTAATGTTTTTAAATTGAAGGGTAACTATGCTATTCATCATATTGCATTAATCATAGGTGACGATGCAGATATAGAATTATGGCTTGCTCCATCAGGTAAGAATCCAGGTAATTCTAGCATCATACAAAGACGAGGTAGAATACCTATTAAAGTTAGCACAGGGAATTTTTATTATATGCTAGAACAATATAAACCAGAAGTTATAAAGATGGATGTTGAAGGTGCTGAATTTGATTTACTTGAACATGGTTTACCAGATTATGTGAAACAAATAGTTATGGAAATTCATTTACAAGGAAAAGGTTTCTTTGAAGCAGCTTCTAAATTGGTGAAACAATTTAAAAATTGGGAGTGTATTAAAGAACCTGTGCTTGATAACGATAAACTATGGCAGACACTAGGAGCATGGAAACGATGAAAATTGCAATCTGTCTCTTCCCCCTTATGGATCTTGGTGGTATAGTCAACCACACTGAACAATTGATTGGTGGCTTTAAAGACTTAGGCCACACAGTAGATCTTCTTGAATTATCATGGAAGAGCAAACATCCTCGTGCAAATAATAAAGCGATTGATACGACTTGGCAATGGGGTCCATCAGGAATACAACATCATCAGGGTAAAGGTTGGAATTTTCCAGCAAAGAATAGATTTGGTTATAAGGGTATGTGGAGAAGAAATGAAACAAAATCAAAATTAGAAAGCTATGATCTTGTTATTTGGTCTGTGCCTGTTCCAACAAAACTTGCAGAACATCGTGGTAATACTGATTGGTCGGATCTTTATGATCTTAGTTATGATACAAAACAGATAGCTATCATTCATGATGGGAACTGTGCTAATGCTTGTCCACACATTCTCCACATTGCAGATAATCTTACTGGCCTTGCCTGTGTTCATCCTTGTGCTTATAATGGGGCTGATATATTTCCTATTAAGAGAAAAATGATATTAAATCCACAAGATCTTAGTGATATTGAACATACACCTTGGGATGATAGAGCAACTGGATTTATATCTTTGCAAACCTTCAAAGCGTGGAAGCATGTTCATGAATTAATTGAAGCTATTGCTTATATGCCAGAACGAAAAGATCAAGAGTTTCGTTGGGTTGTAGGTGAAGGTATTGAATATCGCTATATGGTGAGTGAAGAAAAATGTAAGCCACAGTATTACCATCATGAAGATTTAGGTTTAGACTATGCATTTGCTGGAATGAAATTCTGGGATGCTGCTCTTGACAATGGTATGCAGCGACCTGATAAGGGCTGGTGGTCTGCTGAAATAGCGACTTCTATGCTTAAACAATCACGTGTTCTTGTTGACCCAAGCTGGTCTAACAAATACTCCAAGGTTGGAGGTCATCCGAACCGTGTAGTCGTTGATGCTATTCGCTGTGGTGTTATTCCTGTGGCTCGCCCTTTGGGCATGGGTAGTGAGATATTCCAAGCTGGTATTCATTATGTTCCTATTCCAACTGGAACAGATCCACAAGGGTATGCAGATATAATACTCGGTGTGAGTAATATGCCCAATACAATAGTAAAAAATTATAAAGAAGCAGGAAGAGATAAGTTACAGTTGTTTGAAAGGGGTAAAATTGCTAGTATGTTTTTGTCACTCGCTGAGGGTGATCATACATCTTTCGGTATGCAACCGGATAGTGTAGTTGCAAAATGTGACCAAGTAATGCAAGACTTCTTTGGGGCTTAATCATGCATGTTATAGAAGTAGAAAACGTAGAGCAGGCTTTACGTGAAGGTATCCGTCTTCTTCATTATTTTGGAGTAGCCCAAGAAAGTCGTGCTGGTAAGGTAATTGTTGCGAATAGTCCGGTGACAACTGTATATAGAAATCCTACACAAAGAGTATTATTAAATGCTGATCGTGATGCTAACCCATTTTTTCATTTTCTTGAAAGCTTATGGATGCTTGGTGGTCGTAATGATGTAGATTATATGGACACTGTGTTACCTTCTTTTGCACAGTTTAGTGATGATGGTGAAACTTTTCATGGTGCTTATGGTAAAAGGTGGAGAGGACATTTTTGTGATTATTTGGCAAGTGAAGCAGGTAACTATAAACCTATTGATCAACTTTCAGTAATTATAGCAATTTTAAAAGAAAATCCTGATGATCGTCGTGCTGTATTAACTATGTGGGATCCTACTTATGATTTAGGAAATAAAGGAAAAGATTTTCCATGTAACACCCATATTTATTTTTCTAGATGTAATGCAGAACGAAAATTAGATATGACAGTGTGCTGTCGTAGTAATGATATAATCTGGGGTGCCTATGGTGCTAATGCAGTTCATATGTCTGTTCTTCAAGAAGTAATGGCTGCTGGTATAGGCTGTGAAGTTGGACGTTATTGGCAGATCTCAAATAATTTTCATGCATATCAAAGAACATTAAATCCTTTAGCACATCTTATTGATGCACCTTCATTTGATCCATATCGTTCACTTAAACCATTTAGAATTGTTAACACTCCTATTGAACAATGGTTTAATGAGTTAAAAATGTTTTTAGAAGAACCTTGGGCAATTGGATTTAAAGATAGTTTCTTTAGGAAAGTTGCTATTCCTATCTATAAGGCAATGTTGACTTATAGGGGTGGTGAAAAAGGTTGTCACGATGCAGCACTTCTTGATATCAAAGTTTGTGCTGCTGATGATTGGCGCACAGCATGTCAAGCATGGTTAATCAGAAGAAAGAAACAAGCACATGAAAAACGAACTACAGCGCATCCTCTTAGCGATTGAAGGTGGTCGGGTAAAGCGTTGCCACTGTTTTCCTACTAATTCTGATCCAACTATTGGTTTGCACATTTTTAATGCACTAAGTTTATTATTGATTCTTTGCCCAGATCCTTCTATAAATATGATTAAGGCTTTACAATTTCACGATATGGGAGAAAGATTTCTTGGTGATTTACCTGCTCCTGCAAAATTTAATTGTCCTGTATTAAAAGAAATATACGAAGGAGAAGAAAAATCAATCTTAATGAAATATGGTATGCTCCCAATATTAGATGATAGAGAAAGAAATTGGATCCATGCTGTAGATATGCTTGAATTTTTCATATTTATAAATTATGAATTAAATTTAGGAAATAATTATGCAAGACAAAGATTAGCTAGAATAACAAGAATGTTAGATAAAGCAGAATTACCCAAACCAATTAAAGATTTTTATAATAAAATTAGATTAGGACAAATCCTAGAACTAGATGAAGACAGGGATATGTGATGGAACAAGTAGGTGGTGACCACTACAAGAGCGAGTATCAACATTGGGACTGGGCTATAGATGTTGGTCTTGGTCCTCTTGAATATGGTGCTACTAGATATATATGTAGACATTGGAAAAAAGATGGTGTTGAAGATCTAAAGAAAGCAAAACACTTTTTATGGAAATTAAAAAATAAGGGATCAAGATATAGAAATCAATATATGAAGTGCAGACCTAAATATTATGATAATTTTCATACTGAAAGATTTTGTAAAGAAAATGATATCCCTAAGAAAGAAGCACTATTGCTAGATATTTTAACTACTTGGACAAATAGACATAATCTTAGTTATGCTAATATTATTTTAGACGAACTGATTACGAGCTCTGAGATGGCCGCTAGTGGCCAAACCCCTGCCCCGGGTGGTAAGGTGGCCGGGGCTGGCGCTACGCCATCCCCTGCCCCTGCTGTGTGCGGCGCTGGGGGCGCAGATGCGGGGGATACTATAGTATTAGCAAGCCAGCGCACAACCTGTCCCGTATGTGGGGGAGAAGATACAGATCATCATGTTTGTGGAGAACCAAACAAATGACCCATGTTATGCTCGACCTTGAAACACTAGGCACTAAACCCGGTTGCGTGATACTATCTATAGGGGCTTGTATCTTTTATCCTTCTATTGGGCCAGATGAAGAAAAAACATTTTATGCTGTTTTAGATAGAGATGATCAAGAAAAACAAGGTCTTGTTGAAGATCCTAATACTTTAAGTTGGTGGAAACGACAAAATAGACAAGCTTGGGAACAAGCAACAGCGAGAGCACAACCAACAGAACGTGAACTAAAAAGATTTTTAAAGTGGTGGCATTCACATGAAAGCAAATATGTTTGGTCACAAGGTTCTAATTTTGATGGACCTTTGCTTGAAGCTCTTTTCTCTTCCTTTAGGCTAAAAGAACCTTGGAGATTTCATAATACAAGAGATACACGAACCATTTATCAAATGTGTCATGTTAAAACTAATTCAGTAAAACGAGATGGAACTTATCACAATGCACTTGATGATGCCATGCATCAAGCTCGTATGGTAGCGTATGGAGTATCACGAATATCGTTAAAGGGAGAGTAAATGCTACAACTCCCTTTGTTTGAGCCTCCTACAGACTGGAGGCTCCCTGATCTGTCGAACCTTCCTTCTTGGGCTGGTGCTGGTAGAGTATGTATAGATGCAGAGACACATGATGAAAAACTTACAACAATGGGAATTGGAGTTCGCCGCGGTGCCTATACTGTTGGGTGGTCTTTTACTTTAGAAGATAAACAAGGTATTCTAGGACCATCTTTCTATTTACCTTTTAGACATGGTGGTGGTGATAATTTACCCATTGAGCAAGCTCTTGGTTATTTGGCTCAAGAAGCAAAGAGATTTACAGGTGAAGTAGTAGGGGCCAGCTTAGATTATGATTTAGACTATGCCACAGAGGATGGCATACTATTTCCTAATGTAAAATATTTTAGAGATATACAAATAGCAGATCCTCTTATATATGAATTGCAACAAAGTTTTTCATTAGCTAATATAGGTAAACGAGTAGGAATAGAAGCTAAAGATGAAACTGCTCTTATAAATGCATGTAAAGAGTATGGTATCTATGATAAGAAAACTAAAAATGCATGGAAAAAACATATATGGAAACTTCCAGCTAGACATGCAGCAGCTTATGCAATGCGAGATTCACAATCACCATTAGAAATACTCAGAATACAAGAAAAAGATATTGAAGAGCAGGGATTAAGGGAAGCGTTTGATCAAGAGAGTGAGTTATTGCCAATTTTAGTAAAGATTAGAAGAAGAGGCGTTCGTATTGACTTTGATAAATTAGAACAGGTTGAAACTTGGACACGTAAAGAACAAACTGATGCTCTCGCTCTTGTAAAAAGAGAAACCGGATATGATATTGGCTATGAAAATGTATGGAAAGCTGATGCAATTTACCCAGCTCTCAAAGAAATTGGTTATCCCCTAACACGAACAGCAAAAGGAGCATGGTCAATTGAAAATGAAGTTCTTGAAAGATTTGCACACCCTGTCTCCATTGCTATCCGACATGCGCGTAAGGTGGCAAGATTGCGTGATGCCTTTGCATCTAGTATACGAAGATATGAATGTAATGGACGCATCCACTGCACATACAATCAAATTGCAAGAGAAGATGCAGCAGGTGATCAAAAAGGTGTGCGCTATGGAAGACTCTCGGCAGTTCACCTTAATCTCCAACAACAACCTTCGCCCGATAAAGACCCAATTATCGCTGGAGAGTGGCGTAAGATCTTTATACCAGAAGATGGAACTATTTGGGGCGTCTTGGATTATGCCCAACAAGAACCAAGATGGACTACACATTTCGCAGCGTTACTTAAATTTAGACGTGCACAAGAGGTAGCTAAGAGATATAGGGAAGATCCTACTCTAGATAACCACAATATGATGACACTGCTTATTCATGGTGCTAAAGCTTGTGGAGCTATGGATAAACAACAATTCAAAACTGCTCGTAATTATGCCAAGTGTATTTTCTTGGGTTTGTGTTATGGTGAAGGTGGCGCTAAATTGTGTCATGATTTAAAGCTCCCATCTAGATGGGCTCTTTTTGTTGGTAGAGGAAGATCAAGGCAGACGTTTTATTTTAATTATGAGCATGAAGCATATAATGCTAGAATTAAACATCGTGATGGATTCTATTTAGAAGTTGCTGGTGCTGAAGGTGCTGCTATTATTGAAAAATTTAATGAAGAAGTTCCTTATGTTAGCCAAATTGCAAAGAAAGCTACACAACAAGCGAAGAAAAATGGATATATAAAAACTATTATGGGACGTAGAATGCATTTCCCAATGAAAGATGATGGTAGTTATGATTGGACACACAAAGCATTAAATAGACTTATACAAGCCACAAGTGCAGAACAGACAAAGCAAGCTGTAATAGATACATACAAAGCAGGATATTATATACAGATACAGGTCCACGATGAACTTGATGGTAGCTTCAGCTCAGAGAAAGAAGCGAGGGAAGCTGGGGATATAATGGCAGTAGCATTGGGGAGTGAACTAGTGCCGCAGCGCGTTGATGTAGAAACAGGTCCTTCATGGGGAGAAGCAGCATGACTAAACTTGTAGATATAGAAGTAACGCTTAAACATGAAACTGAATTAGCTTATAGAGTAGAATCTCATATTACAGGATGTTCAGATTGGATACCAAAATCACAATGTGAATTAGAATTAAAAAGTAATACAGATGAAGGAATTCTAACTTTACCAGAAAATATTGCTTCTGAGAAAAGACTTATTTAACTTGCTCCCAGCTTGCGGCAAATGTAAACTGTAAGGGTAGTAGTAATGTCTGAATCTAGTATGCGTCAGCGACTATGTTTAGGATTAAGACCACTTGATGGGCAACCAATAGAAAATCGTTTGAAAGGTGGAACACCCGATGTCAACTATATTGGTGGATGGATTGAATGCAAGTGGCTTAGGAGCTGGCCAATACGTGAAGGGATTATCAAAATACCACATTATACCCTTGGGCAAAGATTGTGGTTGCGTAGACGTGGTCAACGAGGAGGAAATGTTCATCTTGCATTACAAGTTAACAAACAGTGGTTATTCTTTAATTGGAACTACGCCTATTATTATGTAGGCAAAACCGCAACCAGACTAGATCTTGAAGAATATGCAGTGAAGCATTTTCCGAATGGTCTAAAGAATGGGGAACTTGTAACATGGCTAAGATCTCTTTAACTAAGATAAAAGCTCATGAATTTCTTTTTATTGATAGAATTACAAGAAAACTTAATCAAACTAAATATGCATCTAAACATGGATGCACTAGACATGAATATAGTGAAATAGAGCTTGGATTGAAGCTACCTAATTTTTGGGTTGAAAAATTAAATTTAACTGAGGTAGAGAAATGTATTTTACTGAGAAGAAGGAAAGGATTAAAACAAGGGCAACTTGCTGAAATTCTTGATGTTTCTAGAAATTGGATAAGACTTATGGAAACTGGAGGGCGAAACCCAGCGCGGCTCATTGAATACTGGCGTTCGTAATGAACCCCAAACCGGACACAGAGGCAGCAATTGCCTTTTTAGATCAATGGCACCCTGATAAATGGGTCATTACTGCAATTGATGTAGACAAAAAAGGTATAGAAACAAAAACGTTCTATAAGAACCCGGAAAAGGATAGACTTGGTAAAGATAGTATGTTCACTTTTATTGATAAGTGGAATGGCAAAAGAAATATGTATTTCACAGTGAATTCTGCAATAGGAGATATTAAATCACACCAGAAAATAAGCCAAATACAATCGCTTGATTGCTTTCATGTTGATATTGATCCTAAAAAAGGTGCAGATATTAATGAAGAAAGATCAAGAGCTTTGGGGCTGTTGACAAAGAACAGACCCAAAGGAGTTCCAGAACCATCTGTAATTATATTTTCTGGTGGTGGATATCAAGCTTTTTGGAGACTTAAAATACCAATACAGATCGGTGGTAATAGTGAGATAGCAGAAGATGTAAAGACATATAATCTTCAACTTGAAACCTTATTTTCAGCAGATCATTGTCATAATGTCAATCGTATTATGCGATTACCCGGCACAATAAATTTACCTAATGCTGATAAACGAGCAAAGGGTCAGGTTGAAGAATTAGCATTGCTCACACAATATACTGATGTAGTTTACGAAGCTAAAGACTTTATGAAACAACCCAAGGTCCAGAACAAGGGAGCTGGACTTGGCACTGGCAAGACTATGGATATTGAGCTAGGAGAAATACCAGAATTTGATGATACTGATTACTTAGATCAATGGGATGTTTCAACACGTTTAAAGATAGTGATAGTTCAAGGTAGAGATCCAGATAAACCTAAATTGACCAATAACACAAGATCTGAATGGCTCTTTGATGCAGTATGTAATTTAATTAGACGCAATGTTCCTAATGAAGTAATATATGCAGTCATAACCAATAAAGATTTTGGTATTAGTGAATCTATATTAGATAAAAATGATCCACATGAATATGCTATGAACCAACTAAATAGCGCACACGAAAAAGTAAAGGCACCAGAGCTAAGAGAAATGAATTCAAAACATGCCGTAATTGGTAATCTAGGTGGAGCATGTAGAGTAGTTGAAGAAGTAGAAGATGAAACTCTTGGACGCAAGCGTATGACTGTTTCTACATTTACAGATGTTACTAATAGATATATGCACAGGATGGTTGAAATTGGTCACGATGAAAAAGGAAAGCCTCTTTACATGGCAATGGGTAAATGGTGGCTACATCATAAAAATCGTAGACAATATGGGCAAGTAGTATTTAGACCGGGTATGGTAACTCCCGATGATTATAATTTATGGCAAGGTTTTGCAGTTGTATCTCGAGAAGGAAATTGGAGTTTATTTCATGAGCATTTGTTTGTAAATGTATGTCAAAGTAATAAACTTGTAATGGAGTATCTTTTATCTTGGATGGCTCGCACTGTGCAAAAACCAAACCGCCAAGGTGAAGTAGCGATCGTATTGAAAGGTGGACGTGGCGCAGGTAAATCGAAAGTTGCTACTGTCTTTGGTTCTCTCTTTGGGCGTCATATGTTACATATTTCAAACAGTAGTCATCTAGTTGGTAATTTCAATGCACATCTCCGAGATACTTTGTTTTTGTTTGCAGATGAAGCTTTCTTTGCTGGTGATAAAAAACATGAAAGTGTTTTAAAGACTTTAATAACAGAACAAACAATTGCGATTGAATCTAAAGGTGTGGATGTTCAAGTGCAGCCAAATTATATACATCTTATGATGGCATCTAATCAACAATGGGTAATTCCCGCAGGCCCAGATGAAAGAAGATTTCTTGTATTGGAATTAGGTGAACGAAATAAGAAAGATTTAAAGTTTTTTGCTGCTATTGATGAGCAAATGAATAATGGAGGTAGAGAAGGTCTTCTATATGATCTTTTACGTTATGATATAAGTGGATTTGAAGTTAGAAAAATTCCATATACTGAAGCTTTATCTGAACAGAAGCGTAGATCGCTTGGTCATGTTGAAGAATGGTGGTATGGTAGATTAGTAGAAGGTAGAATATTACATCGCCATGTTGATTGGGAAGGTATTGTTACAACGGCTGATATTTATTCAGCTTATGCACAATATGTTGATAAGTGGAAAATACTAAATCGTAATTTAAATGAAACAATCTTTGGTAAAGATTTTTCAAATTGTGCGCCTATGGTAAGAAAACAGCGAACAATGGAAATTGAAGAGATTTCAGGTGAAGGTCGCCCAATAAACATAAAGCGTAGAGTTTATGTTTATGAATTTCCAGAATTAGAAGAGTGTCGCAAGTTCTGGGAAAAAAGATCTGGCCCTGAAAAATGGCCAACAGGAAGTGATAAGATCGAAGAACTAACTGTGGAAAGGGAACCATTCTAATGACACAACCTCTAATCTCAAATGAAGATGCCAAGGTTACTAACTCTCCAACATTTAAAATATCTATGACTGCACTTGAATTGCAATTCATGATTTTTCAAATGGAAGCATCAATAAGTGCTTGTAATAGAGTGAGTAATGACCCACTTAATAATGCTCATATACAAGGACTTAAACGAATACTTATGAAATTCCGAGATGCACAACCTCAATGATAAATCTAAAACACGAAGGGAAAATAACGATGCTCTGTGGACACGCTGGATGCCGGTTGCTGTGTAATGCTACAGCTTGCGCAGCCTGACATATAGCCCTTTTATCCTTTATATCAACATGCTAAGGTAATGCCTATGTGGCTACACTTCTTAACAAGTTACTCAGTAATCTCTTTTGCTATTATGGAAATAGCGATGAAAGATAAGATAGGTAGTCAAGAGTATTCTTTACAAAGAGCAAGTTTTTACATATCTGGTTTAGTGCTCGGTCCAATTGTTGCTTTATATGGAATTGGATTAGGTATTAGAGGACTTTGGGATTCAGGAGGAAAGTGATCCTCAGAGGGAGAACATCTTCCCTACCATAGAGTAAGAAATAAGAGAATATTCTAATGGGTGTCTAAAAAAGGAAAAAACTAAATGGAACATAGAAGCAGGCCACATAAATTCAGACTAAAATGGCCTAAACATTCGAGCGGAGAACTTCCTTATATATGTGAAGATGATGATCGTTTTAATGCTAAAAGAATTTTTGATAAATATGAATCAGATCTTATAGCTTCTACAGCTATAAGGAGAGCTATTCGTTGGCTTAAAAGTCATAGAAATATTCCAATACATAAAGCACCCAGACATATAAGAGAGAAATTATCTTTACTTAAAGATAAAATGAAAGTTAGTTAAATCTATGATAGAATCTAAAACAATTTGCAAGAGTTGCCTTCTACGAAGGGATAGTAATCGCTTTGTAGAATTTATGAAAGGGGATCCAGATAAATGGTATCAACATTGTTTTTGGCCAAATTGGAATATTCCTTTTTGTTATAAAAATACAGATAAAATTTGCCTAGGAGCAATAATACACGTTCTTAATGAATATGCTACTATTATGTTAACGCCAGAATTAAGAGAAATAGTCATTCAATATGAAGAAGATCATGAGCTTATATTTTCTGCTGGCAATGAATTTATTAGATATCATCGTGGTGAAGATTTTGGCAGTATGGCTTGGTATGAAAGAACTTTTGCTTATAAATTCTCAGAGAGTCAAAAAACAGAAAATGAGGAAAATGGTGGTCAATATGAACTTTTTTGAAAAAATCGGTGAGGGTCCCCTATTAGAACCATTGGAGGAAGATAAACTAAGATTAAGGGGCAATTATGATTACTACTGAAAACTTTCATAAATTGATTCATAGGGCGATAGGCAAAAGGATGATGTCTGCTGCTAAGATTTATCAAGCTATGATAAGAAGTAATGCAAGAATTATTATTTTGAAATATGATTATTTAGAAAATTTAGATGAGATATCAACTAATGATGATATAGATTTTCATGATGGACAAGAATGGATTACTATTTTCACTTATGATAAAAAGGGGATTGCCCCTGATTATGGGCGCTAGTCTTATAATGCTGCATATGTAATTATAAATTTGCTAGGTCTCTGGGCCGTCAACCCTAGGATAATTGCCAACTTTCAGGTGTTTTGCTGTGGTAGCAAACTGGTGAGAAGTGGATTAACCAACCCGCCTAGCAAATGGTAACGAGCAGGAGATAGGCATGAGAGACAAGCGCATAGTAAAAAAAGCAGTGTGGGAAACTGGAGATGGTATAACCCACGATAGCGAAGTAACAGCTATTAATCATCAACAAAAAATAGATTTAAGAAAGTTTTTTATGGATAATTGCAATTTAGGTTTTGATGATGCTGAAGGTGTAGCGAGAGTATTGTTAACCCAATTTAAGATTGAGAAGTTTCCAGTCAGGATATTCAAAGATGGGGAAATAATATGATAATTTACCAGTATGAGGGTGAAATAGAGATTTTGTTTAATAATAGTGAAGAACCTGTATTATGGGGTATCCAAATTGATATGAAACAAATTTCACCCTATATTCCAGCACAGCTATCTGGACCTCCAGAAAATTGTTATCCAGCAGAAGGACCAGAATGGGAAGTGACAGGCATATCACTTAATCATGAAAATGAAGTTGTTAAGATTGAAGATAAGGCTTTTCTTTCCTTCTTTGGGCAAGTTTATTATGATAAATATATGAATTTAGCCTATGAAGAAGCAAGTGCATCAGATGAGTATAGATAGGAGCTTAAAATGACACACAGGATCGTAACGGTTGATGTAGAGGGTGTATCCCCTATATCGTTTAATAGATATCATAATACTGAATATGAAGAAAAAGAAAGTCATGATGCCTATGCAAAACGAACATGGAAAGAATATTGTCATTATGATAAAAATGGAGATATGTTTATACCACCAATGATGATGAAAAACTGTTTGGATGAAAGTGCATTGTATCTTGGTTTGAAAGTCCCAGAAAAAGGTCCTACTAAATATACAAAGCATTTTGAAGCTGGAGTTTTAGTTGTAGATCCAGCACCCATTGGATATAATATAAATGATTTGACAGAAAAAGAACATATGGAAAATGTGTTTGTTCCATCAAATGGTGTTCGTGGATCTGGAAAAAGAGTTATGAAATATTTTCCAGTTTTTAATGAATGGTCATTTAAAATTGCTTATCACGTATTTGATGATGTGATTCCTAATGATATATTTGAATATGTTCTAACTCAAGCTGGGCAATTTATTGGAATAGGGAGATTTCGCCCAAGAAGAAGGGGTTTTTATGGAAGATTTTTGGTGCATAATATTAAGTGGAACTAATCAAAACGGGACTCGACCCGGTTTGGTTTGGCGTGGCGAGTTGGGATATGGCTGAATAGAACGATACGGAACAAAACAAGGACTATATAATGCGCTTTGAGCCAAATCCTGACACCAATCTTTTGGTGAGTGAGCTTCTCAAATTGAAGAGAGGTAAGATCATGACATACAAGACTATGTCTAAACTTTTATCACGCCCAATGAAAGGAGCTGATCCAGCATTACAATCTGCTCGTAGACGAGCCGAGAGAGAAGTTGGCTTTGTTTTTAGCACGATTAGAACAATTGGTTTAGTGAGATTATTTGATAATGAAATTGTAAATCTTGGTGAATCTGGCGCAAAGAAATTAAGACGAAGTGCCAAGAGATCTTATAAGAAAATTACTAATGTTGAAGATTTTGATGCTTTACCACCAGTAGAACAAGCAAGACATAATGGAGCAATAGCCTTGTTTAGTGGGATCATGGCTGCTTCTAGAAGTTCAACTCTTAAAAGATTAGAGAAAGCTGCTGATACTGGCTTGATCTCACTTGACAAAACCTTTGCGCTATTTAGTGGTAAAAAGGGATAGCTATGATGATCGCCATGTGCCACTATACTATATAGGCAAAAACAGGGGCAAGATATGAATGTTCTACAAACTAGGGTAATGGGATATCCCCATCTTAGCAGCAATTATGAAGCAAAACTTGTTGTTGTTTTGACGGAAGGTCAAATACATGATAAGGCTTGTTATGCTGGTATTGTTGACTTTCCCAATATAGAAGAAGTAAATGATACAGATGATGTAGAACAGATATGGGCAGAAAGAAGAAAAAGAGCTGGTAATCTTGTTGCCGCATCTGGTTCAAAACTTAATTATGATAATGCAAAGAAATATTTTCCATATTTGAAGGTAGAAGAGTATCGGGCATGATTACAACTCGTGAAAGATCCTTGGTTGCTTGCTTAATGGCAGTAAGCAATATGGGTATGCTGATAGACGAACATCGTCTACAAGATATGATAGAAATTTACTTTGAAGGAGCAAAAACAGATGATCTCATCTCTGTTATCGCGCTTCCATATTTGGAAGATAGTGAGGCTGAAACCGCGTTTGCTGAAGAGGCTAGTGGTTGGTTCATCAATCTACATGGAAAAACTTGGGACGATCTCTTCTCAATCTGGGAGCACCACACAAGATACTTCAACCTCATTAAAAATACAGATCCATCAAGGCAAGGCTAAAGGAAATTGGATACCCATTTTAATAACAGTAATTGGGATAGAAAAAATTTATATTAATACTGTGATGGTGGCTAAGGGAACCGAAATGGTGCTGAAATGCACGAGGGATGAATAATGAGCGATGGCCTGACAGATAAACGTAGTCAATCTGAGACTGTATTCACAACTGCTGAAATAGCAGAATCTACTAGTAAAATTAGAGAAAAAGTTTTACATCTTTTAATTTCATATGATGGAACTCAAGATATGTCTGTTAGAGCATTAAGAGAACTTGCTGATAAGATTGAAAATGCTGCTTGGAGTGTAATTTGTGGGATAAAGAGATGACAGAGAGAACTATATATGTCATTGCCACAGATCGTAAAGCTTGGGGCAAAGGAATGAGTGATGTTGAAGCATTGTTCAATGCTCTAAGTCATGGTGCTGATGCACGACAGATCAATGTTATTAAAATTATAGATATACCAAAAGATGTAGATCTTTGGACAAGTTGTGGGATGGATAATTTTGGAAAAATATATTATCCGAAAGGAGCTAAAGTAGAACAGATTATGATTAATGCCCCAGAATGGATGGGGCGTAAATTTGCCGATGTTTTTCAAGATATGCATGACATATTAAATGAGGATCATTATAGGGTAAAGCCAGAACATTAGGGGTTGCAGGAGGACACCCTACAGGGCAAGCTTGTTTTAAGGTAGGTTGCCCCATAATAGGTCATCCTACACCACAAGGGACAGGCACAGGCAGCAGATGGAGGCAAACGATGTTACTTAGGCAAAGCTGCAAGGATGGCATAAAGGAATACACGGTATCTACTCTTCAGCAAGCTAGAGATATCGTTGGTTTGATGAGTGTTGTTCAAACTCATGCTATAGCATATTCTAATGCAAGTAGGGGGAGTGTTACTTTTTTAGATGCTCTTGAAACTATAATGGATCAACATGAAATTTATGGCATTATGAAAGAAATGCTTTTGGATTTTGGAGATTGTATGTTTACTCTTGTTCAAGAAGATGGTAGTGAGTTTATTATGAATCTTGATTATCTTGAGTTTAAAAAACCTAAGAAGGTGGTAGGATGAAACGTCCCGTTGTTGATCCTGTTAGGCAAGCTTTCCGTAAACGATTAAGTTATGTGGAATTATCTCCTGCCCAAAAGAAAGGAATTAAAATAGATCAAATAAAAGGAATAAATCTTTTTGAACCTTGTTATGTTGTCTTTAATAAAGTTGTTTGGGATCTTAATATAATGATAGAATGTAATCCTGATTATATTCCTAAGGGTTGGGATGGACGAAAAGGAGATGTAGCCTTTAAGAATAGTGAAGATCGTGCAGATGAAGTAGTTATGGCAATGATTTTAAGGTAATTGTCTTGTAGGTGATATTCAAAAGTATTAAGAGGATCGCGGCTGTGCTAGGCATAAACATAGGCAGCAAAGGGCAATCCAAATGGAAAAATATGTAGATATCATCAAGGCACTCCGCCGTAAGGCAGAGGACCAAGCTTCTACGGAAGCAGAAGTTATGGAAGCTATCGCCCAAGCAGAAAAGATGATGGCGAAGCACCAAATCACTGAAGCACAGTTGGAAAAGATTACTGCTACTGAAGGTATGCGGCAAGGCGATCATGATAATCGCCTTAAGACCAAGCACCCCATTAATAAATATTGTCTTGTTACGATCTCCAAGTTTTGTGAAGTTAAGACTTGGTGGGATGTGAATACCATGAAGGGTATGTTTTATGGTTTTGATGCAGATGTTGAAATGGCAGAGTATCTGATAGATATGATTCGTGGTTGTATGGAAAGATCATGGAAATTTTATCTTAAGGATAACCCCATCCCAACAAAAAGTCGTCATACTGAATACTGGTCTTTTCATTTAGGCTTTGCCAAGCGCGTTAATAATAAGATGATCGATATTATAAATTCACGAAATCCTATTATCATAAGCTCTGGAACTGATCTTGTTGTTAAGAAAATGGAGATTATAAAAACAGGATTTGAAATATCTGTGGGGATTAAGCTGTATAAAATTAAGAAATCTAAGATTCGCGTGCAAAGTGGCGCTCTTATACAAGGGGCAATTGCGGGTGATAGTGTGAACTTAAATCGCCCTGTAGAGGGTAAAGGCTCAGTGCGGAGGATAGAATAATGAGGGCTATACTGATCGATCCGGTTAAGAAGACAGTCACCGAGGTAGTCTATTCTGGGCCTTATACCCAGATCTATGAGTTTATTCATGCAAGCTGTTTCACACTTGCTGGGTCTATCCGAGAAACATCCCCAGAAACATCCCCAGAAACATATGATCATCGCAGTGATGATATGTTCGTTGATGATGAAGGGTTATTTGATCCGAAATATGGCTGGTTCAAGTGGAAAGGTTATCCCACTCCACTTGCTGGATATGGTCTTCTCTTGGGCACTAATCATGTTGGGGATTCCATATCTGCCAGATCTACAATTGAAGAGCTTGGGGTGGAATTTGGTGAGATAGGTAAATGGGATGGAAAGGCAGTTTGGTTAGGTGCTGATGGTAGCACCTCTTTAATCCCGGAATGAGCCGGGAGGCACCACAGTATGAAGCGTCACTGCGATACTGATGGTGTGGTTCCCCTGTCAACCTGTTTCTTCGGTTTGGGTTGACAGGGGGATACCATTTACTTGTCTTTTGACAATTGGGGGCGTAGGCTATAATTACAGGCTGACATCTAACTTTATTTTATAAAGTTAGATATCATATAAGGGGCAGAATATGAACAGACATGTAAACTTCACACACACTCGTAAAAATGGGGGAAAAACAAAATGCTATGGAACAGTAGAAGAAGATTCCCGGTTTGATCTTTTATGTGAAGACGAAATGAACGATACAATATGGGGAAAGGGAATTCCTGTAGGTGAGCTTGTTACTTGGAGAGAAGTTTGTGTTTATTTAGAAGAGAATTATTGTTCTACAATAGAGGAAATAATAGCATGTTGAATCCTCAGGTCGGATGCCCTTGCCTAGCACTGACCGAGGTAGAAGGGAGGGTTGCGATTCCGCTGCATGGCTGGTTGTGGCAGGTTGATCGTGGCCCTTCCTTTGCGGGGAATCTATTATGATAATTGATGTAGGCATAAGCGGAACTCGCTATGGTGCGAATAGAAAACAAATTAGTAAAATTACAGAATTACTGATAGGTTTTAAAGAACAGGGAGCCAAGAAATTCCGACATGGTGATTGCATGGGTGTTGATGTAGAAGCTGCAGAAATAGCAAGAGAATTAGGATATAGAATTATCAAGCATCCAGGTCCAATAGGGGTGGGATCAAAAGCAGATTTTACTATGGATATATTACCGTTTTTAGATCGTAATAAAGTTATTGTAAGATGCAGCGATATTATGCTAATTGTTCCCCATACTAATCAAGAGGTTTTAAGAAGTGGAACATGGGCAACATATCGTTATGCAAAGGAAATGAGAATTCCATTAAGGATGGTGGAAAGATAGGAGTTCCTGTATGAATGACCAGAGTTCTTGGCTGCTGTGGTGGCCATCAGGGTTTGTCAATTACCGTGATCAAAGACCCAGATCACAAGTGGTAAGGGCCAGCCCCAATTGAGAGATAAATACAGGACAATTGGGGCTGCTCTTGGGGAATTCTATGTGGTAGGGTTAACTATGGCAAGGGTAAAGGTCTAGGCAAATGGCAAATGATGATAAAAGTTTCTATCGTGTTAAACGCTATGAACTAGCTGGTTGGACACACACCTGTATTCATATCTACAATTGTATAAATTCACACCATGCTTTGCTTAAATTCCTCGCATTCTGTATAGAGGAAGCAGCCAAGGACGATGTTGATAGTTGCGTATTCCTTGGCGATTATGGTTTCCAATTAATACATAGCAATCTTCTTGGGAAGGAAGACTTACGTTCTCAAGATGATATTGTGAGGATAGAATAATGGCTGATCCTAGAAATCTAAACAGTTTTTCTCCTGATGATAAGCGGGTTATTGAAGATCTTGTTAAAAAACAAGCAACAGATTTTTTACTTTCTTGTGATAAAGCTTGTGAATTATTTCAAATAGTAGCTACGAAAACCGAGTTTGAAGAAGATGATCTTTCAAGTCTGGTTCAGTATAAAGCGATTGCACAGGTTGGGGGAATTCTTCTTAGTAGAACAATAAAGAGAGGTGGCAAACCATCTGAAATCATGAGTCTTCTTAGATATCAGCAGCGAGATATGCTTGTAATAGCTGTAAAAGAAACTGGAGTAACTTCTCCACCTGTAAAAGCATTTATAGATTCTATGAAAGAAGAAATGTCCCTAGAGATGATCAAGGCACACAATATAGTGGGAGAGTTATCTACTCCTTCTATAAAGAAAAAGGAGTAGATGACTATGATATGTGACACATTTTATCAAGTGCAGGGCGCTTACGGTCGTAGCTATAAGAAACTTGCTGATGCTAAAAAAGATTGGGATAATGGATTGGATTTTTGTATGATGAATGGCCATACTTATGTTAACAAATATGACCATGAAAAATATGGTGATAATCGTGATGTGAAAATTACTCTTGGTGGTGGTTTATGGGGAGATCTGGCATGACGGAATCTTGTAGAAATTGCAAATTCAGTAAAGATCCTTGGAAAAGAAAAACTGCTATAATGGGTGATATAATATGGTGCAGAAGATTTCCCCCATTTAATGTGGAAGGATCTAAACGATATCCTGTTGTGAAGGAAACTGATTGGTGTGGTGAATGGAAAACAGATAATAAAGTTGTTCCTTTACCAGATAGGTCATGATATTAAAGAGGATCACAATGTGCTACTTTAATTATACCCAAGCAGGGGCAGAAACCAACCGGAGATAGGCAAATGCAAACTTACCATGTAGCACCAGGATCCCACGGCCTTATCATTAATGAGAGGCCGATGATCGGCCATGAGTCGGCTATAGCTTTTGTGGAAGAAGACAATAGCCAACTTGGTAAACTTCACGTCGTGTTGGCAGATCCCAACACTGGTATCTGTTTGGCGCGCACAGGCACCAGCGATCTTCTTTCCATACTCACCCAAATGGATAAAGAATTAGATTGTTTGGCAGAAAGTTCTTGTTTGGAGGTTTCACAAAGAAACTTCGCTAATTGTGAATGGATGGGGTGATGACCAAGTCTAAAATCTCTGTAATTGCAATAGTATCTTTGGTTACTATTGTCCTGATCATCATGAGGATAACATCATGAAAGAATCTCGTGCAAAAACAATAAATTCAACCCTTGCTGAAAAATGGGCAATGAAGGCTCTTATGGACGAACATCTCCATCCCATTAAAGACACAAATTATTTTTGTTATGATGAGGATTGGAATGATGAGAAAGTATCAAAAACGGTGAACCCCGCTTTTAATGCTGCTCATGCCAGATTTGTCAGGATGGAGATGTTTGGCAAGATCAGAGGTTGGAGCAAATCTCCATCTGATCCTCTTAATTTGGAAACCAGAATTACAATCTTGGAAGCCAAGATAAAAGAATTGGAAAGCCTGTTTCTTCATAAGAATAAAGGAACAGATTTATGACTGATCTTAATGTGACAATCACCGATGTTGATTTAGGTGAGGTTGTTGATAAGTTTTCGGTTCATAAGGGTGGATCGCTCTCAATGAATTCTCTCACAGCAACAATCCGAGACGCTATCCGCTCCGAGAGGGATATTGATCATTTTGTTCATCAGCCCAAAAAGAGACATGTAATATCATGGGAAACAATCAGCCCCTTTGTTGCTCGTCTTGCAGTTGATGGTGGTTGGATTTATCAAGGTGCAGATAAGCAATGGGTTTATGTTCCGGATCCTAATTGGATATCATCTATTGAGGTAGATAAAATATAATGGTTTATCTAACTAGAGCACAGCGGGTAGCATTAAAGAAGTTGTGGTTGGAACGAGTAGCACCAGAAAGTAATCAAGCTATAGGATGGAAATTACATCTCTGGCTTCCTGATAGAGGAATAAACTATAGAGTATTTAGATCAACCGTTTCTGGTTTAATAGGCGGAAACGGTTGTGTCATGGTTGAAGTTAAAGGATTATGGTATGGAATTGAAACTGATGGGTATCGTCATACTTAACGATAATTATTATCTTTTCTAGTTTGTTTCCAATTATAGTATGCTATTTGTCTATCTGTATAATAGGCTTGAACTACTCCCATAAAATCTAATTCCATAAGTTCTTGTTCAATAGCGGAACGGGAACCATTGCCGGGAGCCACACCTGTTGCATTATTCCATTCTACTACATCTGGGGTGTAAATCCATGTTTTCGTAAAAAGCCACATAGAAGTGGCAAGATCTTCTTTTCCGTTCCATTTCCAGCCGTAGGCACGGCTGAAATCACCATACTGAATTCTTATAGATTTGCTTTGCATTGCATTTATGATTTGTCCTAATAAGCGAGTATTCAATTTAGCATTAGGATAACAGAGAGCAATAGTTTTTCTTAATTCATTTGATCTTACTCGTTCTTCAAACATAGGACATAGAGCATATTTCCAAAGCCACATACCGATTGACTGAGCAAGGAAATTATTCAATGCAAACATGGTTTGGTTATGAGTATATAAAATAGATATTCCAGGTCGGATTTGGATATATTCCTCTTCTGGGCCATGTTTTATGCCTAAGGAAGTTTGGATTTCAGCATGTAAGTTTTTGAGTGACATGATCGTGGTTAGGGGGTTTTGCTCCCCCTACTTCCCTTGCATTCTATGAGCTAATTATTATAGTATGTATGATAGATGATTGTAAAGGTTAAGTTATCTTTGTCATACTTAATAGCTTAATGAAGTTTTTGGTTTTTTGGTGGTTGTGGCACAAAAGGGAGGATTGGTTCAGGGGTTGGTATAGCTGCTTTGTTTGTAGCTTATATTTCTTTTATCTATCTATCTATTAAGAAATTAAGTTATTTAGTAAAGTTGGTTTTATTTCAGTCGGTTAACATACTTAGTGGGAAGTTTATAGAAGTGAGTGTAAGGGGAGTAGGGGGAGTAATGAGATTGGGGAGGTCGGCGGTCGTCATTGGGGAGGGGATCCGTCGTCAGAGAGAGGAATGATCGTCGGAGAGAGTGATCTGCCGATTAGAGTCTTGTGGTTCTTTCCTTCTTGGGCTATAAATCGGGATTCTTCAGTCGTCTTCAATCGCTCTCGAGAGAGTCTTCTAAAAGAGAAAAGAGCACACTATGGCCGAACAACACAGATCTGATGTTCCAGTCTGCACTATGATGAACAAGATCGAAGAATACTTTGACGACGATGGAAATTGGCGTCTTAGAATGACTAGTGGAACTAAATTTGACGAAGTGCGACGAGGAATCTTTCTCCGAGAAATGGCAGAGCATGGTCGCAAGTCCACAGCGGCAATGGCCGCAGGAGTATCAGTGACTACTGCTAATTGGGCGATAAAGAATGAACCAGATTTTGCAGAGGCTATGGTTCATTGTCAACTTATCTATCATGATCGTATCGTCGCTCATCATCAAGATCTTGTTTTCAATGGTATTGAGAAAAGACGATATGATAATAAAGGAAATGTTGTTGAAACGATTAGAGAATATCCAATCAGGCTTATTGAGCTTGAGTTGAAGAAGCATGATGATGGATATAGAGATAAGCGAGAAATCAATATGAATGTTTCTGGCGGAGTTCTCGTTGCTCCAGCAGGAATGACGATTGAGGAATGGGAAAAAAATCATGGGAAAACTGTGGAGGGAGAGAAAAAATCGGTGAGGGTCCCCTATTAGAACCAATATCTTCGTTTTTGGTTTTATTTCATAATCTTTCTTCGGGACATGTTAATCCTCATTCTTCTTCGTCCAATAGACTGAAGATGTTTTGTAAGGATCCGCGTCTGATGGCAAGTGATAACTGTCTGATGGTCTAAGATAGAGTCCTCTTGATAGTAAAGAGGATCGCCATATGCTATACGTGTGGGTGCGGGTGCTTTAATACCCGCGTAACGGGCTAGGAGAGAATCATGTCAAATCCTTCCTTTACTCCTGCTGAGGAGCAATTGCTCAAAACTAATCTTCCAGAGCATTGGTCTGTGGAGGATGGGTATCTAGATCACCCCATTGGGGATCGGCTTGTGAAAGAAGATAGAAAGGCATATCCATATGTCCTTTATCAGGAAAACTCTTTTCCAGATCTCAAGTCGGCACTCACTTGGCTCAAGGAGAATACATAATAGGATGATAGAAGGATTGGGATCTCAGAGAGGATGGGTCCTCAGAGAGAATTGGTCGTCAGAGAGAAAGGGCTAGAGAATGACTTAC